TGTACGGAAAGAAACTTTGTCTTCCTTAAATCAACTGGCTTTAGCAGTTGGTGACGTATCACTTCTTATTCCAGTCTAAAACTGTACGATGTTTTTTCCAAAACCAGTTGCCGATACAAGTGAAGGGCTTACCCATTGAGAGTAAAGCCCAACCTAATCGCTTAATCAAAAAGGGACGGATACCTATCGTCCGTGATTTCATCCAATGCCTCAAGCCTACTATTTGCTTCTTCCCAACTTCCAAGAGCTTTATCCATTTCCGCAAGAAGGTCTGGATGCTCCCCAATAGCTGTTGGATTTTGGAGGTAATTTGTGAGAATATATTTTGCACTTTTTTTCTGTGCCTCGTATCTATGACGCAGTGCGTCTATTGCAAGTTGTTTCATGGTATTCCCTTCAAAAGTATTATATACGAATTTTGAAGTTTAGTCAAGAATTTAATTGACAATCCCTGATGCGGTAGAAATCATCAAAGCTATAAAGAGTCCAAAACCGACTGCAATAACCATTGCTATCACAAATCCTACCTTAATGTTTTCCATCATCTCTTCTTGTCGTAAGATTTCGGCTCTTCTTGCGGCGGCTGCAGCTTCCTTTGCGGCTTGGATGCGCTTCGCTCTTTCAGCTACGATGCCCTTCCAAGTTCCCGGACCAAACCTCATGTCAACCATTGTGGCTACTTCTTGGAGTTTTTCTGCAGCGATACGTGCATCAATGACTTCACGGGCAACAGTGTCTACACCAAATTGATCCCCTAGACCTACACTACCCGCTTTTTTATTGCGGGTCTGCTGAACCTGTTTTTCGCCCTCAAATAGGTTATCTATGTAACCTGCTATGTCTCCAATGTCGTTGGCGGTTCCTATTGCAGATTTGATACCATCTACGGCACTCTTCACAAGGGCTATACCTGCGAGTGTTTCTGCAATCATTAGGTTACTTTCGTTTTGGTTGTGGTTTGCAAATTGCGGTTATTCTTGAACTACCCCCCTCTGGTAATGGAACAGGGCGTTGACTAGACAATCTACGAGCAAAGTAAAGACACCTGTCCATGTCTTCAAATATCTGGGTTCTGTCTATTAGTTTTGAATTTAGATAGACGGAAAGAACAAACTCTATCATTCTACTATGCGAACTATATAATTAGAGCCGTCTGCATTTTTAGATACCTCTACTGTCTTATTTTCGCAGGAGTATCGCACTGTTTGGCTCTTCTTATATAGATTCCTTTCTATGGTTCTTTTAGCTTTTAAGCACTTTGATATCTTTTCAAATGCCGTGTGTTCAGAAACATCGCCGCCCATATACAGGATAAGAGTTATGGTTTTAATGATTTCCATTTCTTATTTTCTCTAAGTTTTCTTCTAGGGCGTTTAATCGCTTCTCGTAAAACTCTAGGGTTAGCTTCTGTTGTTGGTCGTAAGGAGCTTTGCCCTCGTCTATCTGTGTAGCTAAGTCATCTAACTGATTCGACAAATGTTCAATGAGCATGAACTGTTCGCTGTCGGCTGGCAGTGACCCCATTTCACCTCTAGGCCATTTAATTCTGAACTCTGTGTTCTGTCCCAAATCAGCTTCCATCATTGTGATGTTTGTTTCTATCTGATTCAGACGTTCGATAATACCAAAGTATGCCCATGTTGCTACACTAGCAGCAGCCACCATACTTATGATGTTACGTAGGGGTAGCGCAACTTCTGTGTTCTCGTTTAGCTTTGTAGCCATTACTCAATACCTAGTATCCTAGATAATCCAAACACCTCTAGCAGCATAAAGGTAAAGAACAGTAACAAGATGCTACCTGCTATAAGTTTACCGCTAAAGTTTGTTGACCCTATGCGGATGGCAATGAACTCGTTGCCCAATATTCTAAGTATCAGTTCAAAACTGTTTTCAGTTATGCTTACGGCTACGGGCTTTTCTGTATCAGTCATTCTCTTTATCCATTTCAACGCAGAAACAATTTGCATCAGGATTGTCGAACCCGTGTTCCGTTATAGATACGTGACAGTGAGAAAACCACTTGTGAGTGGAATGTACAACAGCCTTAACCTCAACAAGGTTAGCCGCAATAACACAGAACATGACTACGCCGCTAGTTGCCACAAGTTACTCGCATCTAAGCCCATCCACTTGCTCCACTCTGCATAATAGTGTCGCATACCAACTTCATCGTGAATGGTGCTATTCTCATGTCGTCCGTGTAGGATGTTACGAGGTTCTGTTCCCTCGCGCATTGTTGTACCCTGACCAGCTACGCCGATAAGGTCTTCGTGCAGGTTACGCCCGAATGGACCCCAAATAGAGTTGTGATGCTTGATACGAGTCGCACGTTCTTTTGGGGTATCCTTTTTAAGACCATAGCCACGAAACTCAATAAGAACCTTGTTTGGCCCAAGAGGTGTAACGCTATCGCTTCGATAAGCACTACCACGAAGATTAAAATTAAATCCGGGGAACAGGTCAACCATGTACCATTGATTGGGTGGCAGGTTAGGGAAACTAAGCTCTCCTCTATCCTCAAAGCCATCGTATTCTTCGTAGTTAACGGTGAAGCTGCTAACATTAACATGTCCGTTATCGAATGGTATGTTTTTTCTAGCAAAGTATTCATCGTTAAAACCTGACACACGATTAAAGTAGTGCATGAAATCGTGGTAAAACTCGCTGTTGGTATCGTGCCACAGCTTGTAGTTTGTGTCTATTATCGCCTTGTGGTAGTGGAATACTTCCATCTCTTCGGTGTCGATAGCATCCGCAATACAGTCAAACGATCCTGCTGTCCACTGATCTACAGTCAAGGGATTGTTCTGATCAAGTGTAGTCCAGATCATACCCCCGTGCTTGACTTCACACGGTAACTCTTTCCACATACCTGAGTGGTAAGTCAGGGACAAGTCGTTACCAGAAGGACGTTGAACCTTGTCAGAAAGAAACGTTCTGACTTTGCCATCTTCAAACCGTATAGCCACTACGTTGTGCAATGCTATTTGTGTTGTTCTAAAGTCACCTAACTTAGGTAACTCACTAGAATGACACATGGGTACCCAGACTTTGGAAAAGATGTTTTCTATCTCTTGTTTGTAGATGTCATGGCTAGAGTAGATCAGCGAACTGATGTGTTCTACTTTGGGAGTTTTGATCCAGTCTTTGTGATTGCGTGGTGGCATCAGACTATAACCTTTGTATACATGTCTTCTTCCGTAACAGAACTCTTCTTTTTCTTTTTCTTTCCTGTTTTATATTCTAAAGTTTTTTTACGCAAATTTAAAATTGACTCTTTAGTTTTTAATCTACGCAGGTCGTCCAGCATGTCTTTTGTTTCTTGTTCTGAAAATGCTGGTTCAAACTTTTTTTCAGCACTCTCTGCAGCCCTGCGTCCACGAGCTTCTTTTTCAGAAGAGGGTATAGCCATTATCTTGTCTCCGTACTACGGTATGCCCCACGAGGTTGTATCTTACCACCATACATTTTTTGAGACACACGATAGTCTACATAGGAATCCGCATCGCTAAAGTGTGAAGGCAATTCTATTCCCTGTGATTCGTACAAGTTACGTATTCCGGCTATGTTTTTTTCGTAGTAACTTCTGTGCATACGACGGGGAGCATCTGCCGGAAACGCTTTTGGCAAATCCTTTGCGACTTCACGTTTGTCTTCTTTTTTACGCTCAAAGTTAATTTGTTGTGCAATACTTGCCATTCTAGAACTCCCCTGCTTTCATCGCGTCCGAAAGTTTAACGGCCCTCGAACCTACCTGTCTAGCCCATCTCGAATCCATCATCTCAAGTGATGCTATCTCGTAATTACCATCGTGGATTGCAGCCCACATGTTCTTGAACTTGCACAACCGGGGAACCCCCATATTGAATGCCATGTCCATTAGTATCAACTGTCTTACACTATCTAAGTCCTCGACGCAAGGATGAACTCGACACAATTCGTTTTCGACTATGCGAATGTCGTTCATGGCAAGGTAACGAGCGTCGGCTTCGGTAATACCATGTTCGTAAATCACATCCATACTTGGGATGTCCATGTACTCTAGTTCTTCTTTGGTGATACCCCTGTCTTTGAGGTTCCTACCTATTCCTATAGTTTCGATGCCCAGACTATCTTCATACACTGTAAGGACCATGCCCTCATGGTGAATTAGTTTATCTAGGAAAAGTTCTGTTCTGTATTTCATCAGTATCCTGCTTTCCTACCACGAGGTTTAATTTTACCGCCAAAAGCAAAAGGAACAACTAACTTAAAGTTACCAACCTTTTCTCCGTCACTGTTGGAAAAGGAACCTACAAATCTTCCACCAAGAAGTTTTCCTGAAGCCTGAAGAGTCTGTCTGTTTTTACCCTTGCCCCCCTTTATACGACTACGATCAATAAAACCGCTTACTTTTAGATCAGGATTAATTTGATAACCTAACCCTGCCGATACTTGTTTTTGAAGGTATTTTTGTACATTATCAGGAATGCCAAGTTTATTTCCGGGAAGAGATTCGGTTACGTTAGACTCGTTATAATCTCCCCCTAAAGTAACAGAAAATTTACCTAAAGGAATAGTACCTTCAGCAGATATGGATTTTTGGGAAACTTTAGTTTTAGCTTTTGGAACATTTTTAAAAGGAAGATTACGTTCGGTTACGTTCTTTCCCTTGCCACCTTCAAACCTAGCTAATGGAGTATCCCCTCTTCTTGACAGTCGAGGATAAAATCTAGCCGCTTCTTCACTTCGCTTTTCTAGTCGGATATCTCTTTTTAATTTCTGTCTAGTTTTGTTTGTAACTGGTGATGGTTTGTTTTTATCGTTCTTTTTCATTTAGCTTTACCCCAACTAATTATCTCATCAATGGTTCGCCCACATCCGATACATTTGACTCTTTCCTTATCTAACACACAAATTCCTTTGCATGGACTTTTATTTTCTTTTGGATTCACGCGACCTAGTTTCCACAGTGCTACTTGACTCGTGACCCATCCACACAGCAAAAGCCCCCGTCATAGCCCC